GAAAGCGGAGTTACGATAGGTATTAGCTCAAGAGGGGTAGGATCAACAGTTTCACAAGGTGGTAATCAAGTTGTTCAGGACGATTTTCAACTTATTTGTTTTGATATGGTTTCAGAACCGTCGACACCTGGTGCTTTTATGCTTAAAGAACACAAGGTTTTAAGAAAAGATTTAGATAAGTTTTTTAACCAATCAGATAAAATAGATAGAATGTTCAATGAAATATTGAGGTGGTAAATGAATAAAAAAAGTAAAATTGCTTTAAAGCATATTGTCAAGGAGTGTCTTATTGAGATATTGGCTGAGGGTTTGGTAGGTAATAATCAGGCAACAATAAGAGAGTCTAGGGAAATGAGAGGAACATTACAAGAGGCTTATGAAAATGTTAATTCAAGAAATATTGAACAAAGAAAATTAAGTGAGACTAGTCATGTTATGGAGGCCCGACAACCTTCCCCAAGAAGAAAATCTTATTTAGATAGTATAACGACCGGAATCGATAACTCTAGACAGAAACCAAGCAGTAAAATTACTAACCAGATTAAAAATGTAACAAATGATCCTGTCATGCAAGATATATTTGCTGATACAGCAGCGACAACACTTAGAGAACAAAAAGAAGGTTCTAGACCTTCAGGTCCGGCAATATCAGCACAAGGAGATCAGGCAGCAAAAATAGTAGATCAATCTCTACCTGAAGAACTATTTGGTGGTAGCGCATCAAAATGGGCAAGTCTGGCATTTGCACCAGCAATTACACGTTAATTGTTTTAAAATTTTATTAATTTGCAGATATATATTTGTATGCCTATTAGGAGAATTAATTATGAGAAAAACTAGTTTATTAACACCTGAAAAAATTAAAAAGATGATTAATGAAGAAAAAGAAAAAATTAATCAAGAGATTAAAGTTGAGTCAATTAAACAAAAAAAGAAAATTTTAGAAGCTTTAAGAGTGTTAAAGAAAATTAAGCTCACCGAACAAAGAAAAAAAGATCAAGCTAAATTATTATCACTTATGAAGCAAAAACTTATTAAAAAGATTAAGAGGTAATAAAATGGCTGAACAGCGTCAAACAATTATTAAAACTAGTATTCCTTCGGTAAAAGCTAAAGGAGCAAGAAAAGAAGAAAATATTCGTGCATGTTTTCCACATTCCCCTATACACTCTGGCGAATTGTCTGACGAAGAAAGAAAAAAAGTTTTTCAAGAATTGGTCTTGGATGGAATAGTAAAGGTAGGCCACGGAATTAATAATTTTAGCAGAGACTTTACCGGAACCACCAAAGATCCAGTTCCTAATTTACAAGAAGTTGAAACTGGGGGAGGAGGTCTACCTTCTTCTCCATATACACCAAATTTAACTAGTCCTGGGCCAGGAAGTTTAAATGCTGCGGATCAACCTGAATATGCAGGAGAATTGCCAGACCCTCAGTTTAACGTTGAATTTGGATCTGGAAAAGGAGGTTTAGTATCTCCTCATGAAACAGCAAAAGAAATAGCAAAGCAAGGCACGTTAGGAACATATATTTCTGGTAGATCATATCAAGGTTCTGATGGGAAAGCGTAGCAATCTATATGAAATATATTTTGGCCCTGCAGACTCAAAGCTAGGTCAAGGATACGGACAGCTTAAAAACGGACCGCTAGGAAGTGAGTATTCATTGGGTGGGAACTACGGAATATATGATGAACCCGATGAAGATATTGATGATTTTGAAGAAGAAATAAGTATTAAATCAATAGCTTCAAAAGTCGACGGCAATATGCCTTATCGTGATCCAGGCGACGTCGCAAATAGGCAAAGTAGTTATACAGGTGCATATACAAATTTGGCTGAAGATAGCAAACACACAAATACAGCCATGCAAGGAATATCACCCAACTTATCTTATAGAGGGTCAAAAGGTCAAAAAGTAACTAAGACGTCGATGTCATCGACATCATATCCTAAATTATACCTTAGACCTAGGGTTGATATGACTGCAACCCATCATGGGACTAGTAGAGCTCCTCTTCCTAGACATTATGAGCAAGATGACAATATTTGGTCTTTGAATGATATGTTAGACAATCATGAGTATGCATTACACAAACATCAAAACAATATTAATAGAATAAAAAATTTAATTAATGAAATAAAACTTAATTTTTTATGATATTTAAAACGTACTATAATAATTAAAATCATGCGAGGATAAACTTTATGAGTAAATTATTTGAAGAAGCCATAGCTGATGCTAAAAAGCTTAAAGAGGTTGCTGAGGCGAATGCAAAAAAAGCAATAATTGAGTCTGTAACACCTCAAATTAAAGAATTTATTGAATCACAATTACTTGAAGATACAGACGAAGGTAAAATGTGTGAACAATGCGGAAAACCTATGAATGAAGGTGACCATGATCATGCTGAAAATTTAGAAGAAGAAGTTTATCTTGATGAAAGTGCGCTAGCATCATTAGTCAATTTAATTGGTGAAGAAAATTTAGATTCTCTTAATGAGTCTAAGTCACAAGAAGCACTTTTTAGTGCTGTAAAAGGAGCAGTTACTACTATGGATGACATCCAAAGAGAAAAACTGTTAAATTTATCACACAAACTTAATGAAAGTGCTGATTATTTATCTAGCAATAAAGGAGAAACAATGTCTAGAAAGTATTATGAAGTTGACCTTAGAACTCTAAGGGAACAATTAGAAGATGAAAATGAAAACTACGCTATGGAAGACGAAGACATGGGTGATGCAGAAGAGAAAGAGCTTCAAGAACTTTATGAAGAATTTTCTTCATTACTTGAACAAGATGAAGAAGGCGATGAAGACATGGAAGACATGGAAGGTATGGAAGACATGGAAGATATGGATGCTCCTGCCGGCGGTGCAGATATTCCAGCTGACGAAGTTGCACGTGCAATTCAAGATATGATTGACGACTTAGGTATCGATCTTGGTGCTGGAATGGAAGGCGAAGAAGAAATGGACGATGAGCCGGCTCCTGAATTTGACTTTGGTGAAATGGAAGGAGGTGAAGATCAAGAGCAGCTTGATGAAGTTTTTAATGTCGACCCACGTGTTCTTAGACAAGAAATTAATAGAGTTAAACGTCTTGTTAGAGAAGGAAAAATGGATCACCACTTTGGAGGCAAAGGCGACGGTAAAGCCGGTGTCGACGGAGCTTTTGGTGGAAAAGGAAAAAATAAAGCCGGTGTCAAAGGCGCATTTGGAGGAGGAAACGAAGGAAAAGATGTTTTCGTTAACCCACCCCAACTTAACAAATTAAACGAAGCAATTCGTAATCTGAGACGTCAAAATCGAGCTCAGTCAGAGAAACTGAATAAATACAGAGGGGCAGTAAATTCTCTTCGTGAACAGTTGGAAGATCTCAATTTATTCAATGCAAAGCTTTTGTATGTTAACAAATTGTTGCAAAACAAAAGCCTTAACGAAAGTCAAAAGAAGTCTGTTATTAAGGCTTTGGATGAAGCACAATCATTACAAGAAGCAAAATCTTTGTATTCTTCATTAACTGAAACGTTTAGAAGTAATAAGGAAAAGAAAACAATTTCTGAATCTCGCGTATTTGGAAGCTCTTCTCGCCCAACTACTTCTGCTCAGTCAACCGCAACATCTTCTAACAATGAGTTAAGCAGATGGCAACGTTTGGCCGGTTTATAAAATAAATAAGACTACTTTCACAGGAGAAAAAAATGAGTCGTACATTTAGTTTAAATCAATTAACAGAAGGTATTCGCGATCGTCACGTCGGTCAAGAAGCTTCTAGAATTCAAGAAAAGTGGACCCGTACCGGTCTTCTTAGAGGCCTTGAAGGCCACAATCGTGAAAACATGGCACGCTTAATGGAAAACCAAGCTGCTCAAGTTCTTCGCGAAGCAAACACATTAGGCGCTGGTAACGGTGGATCAAATATTGATGGTTTCTCAAACATCGCATTTCCTATCGTACGTCGTGTATTTGGTGGATTAGTTGCTAATGAATTAGTATCTATTCAGCCTATGTCACTTCCATCAGGTCTTTTGTTCTACTTAGATTACACTTACGGATCTGACGTTGGAGGAGATAGTACTGCTGGATCAACTACATCTCTTAACTCAGCAAACAATACTTCAACCTATGCGCAAGGTGACTCTATTTACAATAACCCAGCGGGTTCTTCAGTTCGTACAGGATCAGATGCAGTTGGTGGACAATATGACTTAGTAGGTACATCGTTTTCTCAAATTCACACTCAATCGCTAGGTGGTTCTATGACACTTCTTGCTTCTGGTGCATTTGGTGGTGGCGCTTCACAAAGTTATGTAGCTGGTGCAGTATTAACAGTTTCGGGTGCTGATGGTAAGTTACTTCAATTTGATCCACAAGTTACAACTGCAATTCGTGAAGACAACACTGGCGATAATTTTACTGCTCTTATTTTTGATGCTGACGTTGGTGCATTTGATAACATGGATACAACAGCTGTTAAGTCATTTACTTTGGTAAATGATCTAGGTTCATCTGGATTTAAAGGACTTACTATTCCAGGTAGCACTTTCCAAGGTGGACAAAACGTTCTTAATATTAGACGTCTTAATCAATTAGGAACTTATAACACAAGTACCAACGTTTTTACTCCTGATCCGTTTGTAGCTGTAGGTGCTTCTGCTGCGGGTAATAATGCAGCACTTTTATGTGTTGTTAAAGGTACGTTAGTAGCTGGAGCAGGTGCAGCTAACGCTCTCGCATTAGGACTTACTGGTTCTTATGTAAAAGGTGATTCAGTACAAGCTGCTGGTGGTACTGGTGGTACTTTGGTTATTCCATCATTTGAGTCTGACTTAGATGTTACTCCAGATCCAGTAATTCCTGAGATCGATATCAAGATTGAGTCTATCGCTGTTACAGCTACTACTCGTAAGTTAAGAGCTCGTTGGTCTCCAGAACTCGCTCAAGACTTAAATGCATATCACTCAATGGATGCTGAAGTTGAATTGACTCAAATCCTTTCTGAGCAGATTGCATTGGAAATCGATCGTGAAATCCTTAACGACCTCTTGGTTGAAGCGAAAGGTGCTAACTTCTATTGGGATAGACGCCCTGGTCGTTTTGTTAATAAGCGTACTGGTGTTGATCAAACTTCAGCTGGATCACTTACTTCACCTACATTCACTGGTACAGTTCGTGAGTGGTACGAAACTTTGGTTGAAACCATCATTGACGTTGCTAACGAAATTCACAGAAAGACACTTCGTGGTTCAGCGAACTTTATCGTTGTATCTCCAGAAGTTGCTACTATCTTTGAAGCTTCAGTTCTTTACAAGCCATCTATTAAGATCGACGGTCAAGGACAAGCTGCTATCTCTGGTATCGGCGCTGAGGCGATCGGATCTCTTTCTAACAGATTTACTGTTTACAAAGATCCTTACTTCCCACGCAACAAGATCCTTGTTGGTTACAAAGGTGGTTCTTACTTAGAGTCTGGATACGTCTATGCTCCGTATGTACCGTTAATCGTAACTCCAACGATCTTCGCACCAGAAGACTTCACACCACGTAAAGGGGTAATGACCCGTTACGGTAAGAAAATGGTTCGTGCAGACTTCTACGGTACAG